ACTTTGACTCTGAAGAATAATTCATTTATATTTTATAAATGGGATTCAATCAACGATATGTAAACTTGGAACGAAGTTATAGAGCCTTGAGTGAAGGCGGTTTAAGAAATTATTATGGAAAAAGTGACGGACTCACTTTTGAAGATGATGAAAGTGTAGAGATATATGAATTATTCATTCAGGGAAAAACTGATGAAGAAATTCTATCTATTATAAATAACAAAAAAAACATGGAGGAACAAACCAATGAAGTGTATTAAATCAATCAGAGCGTCTAAAGACGTACAAGTAGGTGACATCAAAAGAGTTGATGACAAAACCGCAATGAACATGGTCGGTTTAAGCTGGCAGTATGTTTCTAAGACAGAATGGAAATTATCAAGAGGTAAGAAAGTTGTTGAAGAAACTGCAACAGAACAAACCACAGAACAAGTGGAAAAGAAACCGTACAAGAAAGGTTCTAAACCAGAAAAGAAATCCAAGTAATGAAAAAATTATTAAGAAAATTAGACTGGATAATTGATTATTACTTTGTATATTTTTTATACAACGGTAATAAAACCGATAGGTACATTGAGTACATGGAAAAAAAATGGGGAAAAAATGAGTAAAGAAATGGTAAATGGACCTGCTCACTATGGTGGGGTAGATAATCCATATGAAGTAATTAAAGTTTGTGAGGCTTGGGGATTAGATTTGGATGCATACCTTTTCAATGTAGTAAAGTATGTTGCAAGGGCGGGTAAGAAAGATGATACAAAAGAACTTGAAGACTTGAAAAAAGCCGCATTTTATTTAGACCGTAAAATTAAAAACTTAGAGAAATGATTTATTGGCTTACAGGACAACCTGGCGCGGGAAAAACAACTTTAGGTAATTGGTTAATAGCCGCACTACAAGGTGATGCAGTTTTAGTTGATGGTGATGATATTAGAGAAATCTTTGAGAATAAAGACTACAGTGAACAAGGACGTAAAAAGAACATTGAGTTGGCTCAAAACATTTCTCATTTTCTACACAATAAAAAAATGAATGCAGTAGTTTGTTTAGTGTCACCTTACAGAGACCAAAGAGAAAGTTTTAAACAAAAGATGGGAAAAGATATTATTGAACTTTACATCCATACCAATGAGATTAGAGGTAGGGAATCATTTCACGTTGAAGGATATGAGCAACCTTTAGAGAATTTTATTGATGTTGATACAACAGATAAAAAGGTTTACGACAGTCTTCAAGAAATAAGAGTAAAATTAAAAATATAATGGAAAAGATTCACGTAGAAGGAGACCCAAAATTAAAAAACAATCCTGGTAAACAATACTCAATGTTTATTGGGAGATGGCAACCTTGGCATAAAGGTCACAGATGGTTGATTGACCAAAGATTAGAACAAGGGAAAAATGTTTTAATCCTTATAAGGGATATTAAACCTGACGAAAAAAATCCATGGAGTGCTATTGAAGTAATGGGAAACATATACCAAGAAATACCTGACCTTATAGAGGCAGATAGAGTCAAAGTAATGATTATTCCTGATATAGAATCAGTTAACTTCGGAAGAGGAGTTGGATATGATATTATAGAACACATACCACCACAAGAAGTCAGTGAGATATCTGCAACTAAAATTAGGGAACAATTAAAACAAGAAGGTAAACTATAATGTTAGAAACAAATAAAATAATTAATGGGGATTGCGTTAAAGTAATGGCTAGTCTTCCTGAGTCTTGTGTAGACTTGATTGTAACATCACCTCCGTATAATGTGGGGATTGATTACGACAGTCATAACGATAGATTATCAATGGAAGATTACTGGCAGTTCACAAAAGATTGGTTGTCAGAGTCATATAGAATTCTTAAAGATGATGGAAGAATTGCGGTAAACATTCCATACGAAGTTAACGTACAAGACAGAGGTGGGAGAATATTATTTATGTCTGAGTTCTATCAAATCATGAAGAACCTTGGATTCAAATTTTTTGGATTAGTAGACCTTAACGAACAATCACCACACAGAAGTAAGACTACTGCTTGGGGTTCATGGATGTCTCCATCAGCACCTTATATCTATAACCCTAAAGAGTGTGTTATTCTTGGATACAAAAAGAATCACATAAAGAAAGTTAAGGGTGAACCACAGTGGAAAGGGGAGTTGGTTGATTTAGAACAAGAAGATGGTACTATCAAACAGAAGATGATGTATCAAGAAGAAGATAAGAAAGAGTTTATGAGTTTGGTTTATGGTCAATGGGAATACTTTGCAGATACTAAACAACAAACTAAGGCAACCTTTTCAATGGATATTCCAATGAAAGCAATTAAGATTCTTACATACAGGAATGATTTAGTTCTTGACCCATTCACGGGTAGTGGTACTAGTTTAGTTGCCGCTGAAGTTAGTGGAAGGAGATGGATTGGAATAGAATTAAGTGAGAATTACAGTAAAGTTGCTAAAGATAGGGTTCAACACTTTATTGATAAAAATAGACAAATGGAATTAGGTATATAATAAAAGGGTCATACGACCTTTTTTTTTTATTTATATGGATATTTATTAAGAAAAATACCGATGGCTGAAATTATTATAAACGAAAGACAATTGGAGATAATCCAAGATTTAATCACAAAAGAGGAAAATCTAAAATTAGCCGAACAAAATTGGGCAAGATTCAACGACAAAGAAAAAGAAATGGTTGTTGAGATGATGAAAGTGTTACACCCAAAAAAGGCCATGTTGATAAAAGAAGATAAATGGTATAATACTTTAGGTGATGTTGTAGGTATTTTTGACCCTACAGGTGTGGTAGATGCTATAAATGGTCTTTCATATATAAATCAAGGTGATTATCTATTTGGATTTTTATCATTTGTTTCAGCAATACCATATGCTGGTGATTTACTTGCAAAACCTGTAATGGGAGCGCTAAAAATTGGTGCACCAAGTGCAAAAGCTTTAAACGGAGTTATGAAACTTTCAAAGGTTGGTACTAAAGAAGCCACAGAACAAGCAGCAAAAGAATTAGCTAAAATTTCTAAATCGGGAGGTATCGTAGGAAATTTTGTTAGTGGAGTTGGAAAATATGCGGGAAAACTTAAAGATTTAGTTAAAAGAGTTCCAATGCCAGGGGGAATGAAAAGAACTATTACACAATGGATTGAGTTATTTGAAAAAGGTGCACTTAAAGGAAAAACAGTTAGATACGGAGCAGCGGTTTTTGCAGGAAAAATACCAAAATTAAGTAAAGAAGCACAAATTGATGGACTTCAAAAATTAATTAAAGCATCAAAGGAAAGTGGTTTATTTACATCTTATAGGACAAGTAAAGGTTTGTTGTCGTGGAAAAGTGTTTTCAGAGGAATGCCTCAATTGATAGGAAGAAACGCTTCAGTCAGAGCTTTAATGAGACAAACTAAACTTTGGGCAGGATTTTTAGATTTCTTAGGGTTAGCTAATTTTGTTGGTCCTGATGAATCATTGAAAAAAATGGGTCAAGAACAATTGGAATCAAAATTTGCGGAATATCAAAAAACACCCGAAGCTCAGCAATATGCACAAGAAACTTTTGGAGACGCGGAAGTTCCTGATACTCAAACACAACAATCAACAGCAAGTTCTTCTAAACCTACTAATTCAAAAAATCCTATTGGGGACTTTTTTAGTAGTATTTTGGGTGGAGCATCTAAAGGCGAATTTTTAGCCGCATTATAAAAAAATAATTAAAAATGAAAGAAGAATTAACGCTCAAACTATTACAAATTCAATTACAGTTCAAATTTTTGCATTGGCAAACATTTGGAGATGCAAAACATAAAGCATATGGTGATATATATGATTCATTAGGTGACATTATAGATAAATTTGTGGAAGCTATGATGGGAAAATATGGTAGAGTTGAATTCGAACCAGAGTTTTCAATTATGTTTCAAGATATTAAATCATTAAGTGTACAAAACTTTATGGATGGAATTACTGAATTTTTAGTAGGTATGTCTGACCATTTAGATTCAAGATATGATAGTGATTTATTAAATCTAAGAGATGAAATGTTGGCTGATATCAATCAATTAAAATACAGACTTACATTAAAATATTAATATGGTAAAAAAAGTAATAAGACTTACAGAGAATGATTTAACTAATCTTGTTAAGAGAGTTATTTCAGAACAAAATCTTGAAAGAGAATTTGTTAGAGCTATTCAACGATTTTTAATATCTAAAAAAATTACAGGTGATAATAGACAACCATTAGTTGTTGATGGTAAGACAGACAATAATTTAAAATCACAAACCGCACAGGCGATATCAAAATATCAAGCAGCAATTGGGTGTCGTGCTACCGAGGGAGTATGGGGTGAAGAAACTTGGAACAAAATGCCTCCTCAAGACAAACAACAATTAGAAGACTTTGTTGCAGAAGAAGGAGGGGTTATTGACCAATTTATAAATTGGATAGGTAAAAAATTCAGAGGATAATTGAAAAAATTAATTCAAGAGAGTGGTATAAGAGACATTTCGGCTTTAAGGAATAGATACCCTAAAGCCGAAATTTATTTTCATCAAGACTTAGATGGTGTTACTACTGCTATTGCAATGAAAAAATACCTTGAGGCTAATGGTATTGATGTTGTTGATGCTCACATTATACAATATGGTGATAAAGAATTTTCGGTTAAAAAGAATGACGCTACTGGTGATGTAATGCCAGTACTTGTTGATTTTGCACACGGAAAACCAATGTTCAAGATTCACACAGACCATCATGACAAACAAGTTGGTGCTGAAAAAGGAACATCCAAATCTTTTAGACAAGCTCGTTCAAATGTTGAAACAATATCTCAAGTTGTTTCACCAAAAGAATTATTCCCAAGTTCGGATGTTTTATTAATTAATACCGTTGATTCTGCAGACTTTGCAAGACAAAACATTACGCCAGATGAAGTGGTAAATTACATCTATAGAATAGATAAAGATAAATCACTTCAAAGAAATAAATTGTTATTAGGATTTGTTATCAACAAATTGATATTGGCATTTAAAAACAAACCAGGATTTTTAGAAAGACTTGTTATGGATTCAGAGCCTTCTTTGATGAATATTCTAAACAATATTAAAGAATGGATGAAAGACACCAATGCACCTGAGCCAGAAGAATTACAAAAAAATGCAGAAGATTATAAAGAACAAATGAAGGGATTTCCCGAAGTACAAGACAACATTATTTACCAATACGGTGGAGGTAGTATGTTCAAGCCTGGGTCATATGACAGGTATACCCCATTTAGAAATAATCCTGAGGCAGACTTTCTCATTATGGTTTGGCCGATGGGGTTGGTACAAGCTTCGTGTAATCCGTTTAAAAAAAATAGGGAACTTAAGGGTGTTAACCTTGGAGAGATTGCCCAAGAGGTTATATCAAGGTGGGAAGGCCAACTTAAAGAAAAGAAAATACCGTTATCATCAATAAAGTGGATTAGTGAAACAAGTGTTAACCCTGAGAGTATTGGGTTTACGTTTCAAGATTTTAATGCGATTTATAACGGAAAATTTATTGGTATACCAAATGGGGAAGAGGCTTTGATGAGGGTTAAAGAAATGATGGAAAAACCATTCAAAGATTTAACTGATAGAGAAAAGAACATATTAGATAACGTATTAATAAATGCTTGGGACTTAATTCAAGCAAACTCAGGTGGACATAAGTGTATAACCAATATCAGTGGATTAAATTATTTGGGTAGAAGTACAAGACCTCCTCAAGGAACTTATCGTTATGACTCAGAGAAAGAAGACCATCCTTATGTTAAATTTACCAAGATGATTGCACAGGAGTTCAGAAAAAAACTCCAAGAAAAGATTGAGGAATCCAAACAGTCTGTTGAATCTTAATTAATAATTTTTTATATTTTGTGTATGTCAAATAAAGTATACACAAAGAAAGGAGATGACGGAAGTACGAGTCTTTTGTCAGGAAGAAGAATCTCAAAAATGACTTCAGAAATTAAAGCTGTTGGGGTTTTAGATGAATTAAATTCATTCATAGGTTTATTAAGAAGCGAATTGGTATATTCTGAAGCTTCATTTGAAATGATTCAATGGAATCTGTTCAATGCAGGGTCCACAATTATCAATGATAATAATGTTGAACTAACTGAGATAAATTCTGAGGATTCAAAAACTCTTGAAGATTGGATGGATAAGATGAATGAAGAACTTCCAGTGTTAAAGAATTTTATATTACCCAAAGGAAATAGAGTTGTGAGTTTGGCTCACATTTGTAGAACGGTGTGTAGAAGAGCTGAAATTACGGTTCTTGAATGTATTGTTCTTGACAACTTTGCCAAGTTAAATCCCATTACAATTTATTTAAACAGACTAAGTGATTTCTTTTTTGTTTTGGCGAGATACCTTTCACATAAAGATAATATTGAAGAAACTATTTGGAAAAACTAAAAGATATATTCTACAGAATCACCAGGTTGTATATTCAAGTCTTCACAAGTGCCACCTTCTAATTCTAAAACAATATTACCTCTTCCACAATATGACAGACAAGGGTCTTCATTACAAGGAGGACAATCAAAATGAATATTCACAATAACATTATTCTTTATAATAATAATGTCTAAAGGTATGATACAGTTCTTCATCCAAAAACATTGTTTCTTACCACCCATTAAAAATAGTAAACCGTCAAACGTAGCGTCAAATCTTTTATGCATCATACCGATAGCTTGAGATTTTTTATCTACTAAAGTTTTGACATTGAAAATATTATCGTTAATTTTAACTTTCATATAATATAAATACCATGGATAAAAAAAGATACGTAGGAGTGGCGGTAAAACATCAAAACAAACTTCTTTTATGTAAAAGAAACAATCAAGGTTCATTCCCTGGCATGTGGTCAATACCTGGAGGTAAGTTAGAAGAGAATGAAACTACTCAAGAAGGAGCCAAAAGAGAATTCTTTGAAGAGACAGCATTAAACATTAATGATGTTGAATTAACATTTGTTGGTTTAATACCACGACATACCAGAGATGGTAAGAAGGTTAAAGGGTTCATGTATGTGTATTTATTAAATGTGGAGTCTCCATTATATCCTGATTTATTGAATGCAATAGATGGGGAAGAACACACAGAGTGTGGGTACTTTACACTAGAAGAAATTAAACCTGAAACATCAGGTGAGTATTTCCATAAACTTGCTGAAATAATTCTATCATGAAAATATTATTCATTGTTTGGTTTGTAGTATCAATTGTTGCCAATGTATGGGCATATATTCATTTCACTAAAAAGGCGAAAGAAGAAATAAAAAAATTAAATAATTCAAAATGACTTTATTAATAACGTTAGGTGTCATAATGGTTACCTTTGTTGTGTACTGTTGTATTGACATGAACAGACAATTAAAAAAAATTGTTGAAAAACTTGATAATTAAAAAAAAGTTATTACGTTTGTAAGACTTTGATGAAAATGGAGATATTTATATTTCCACACCTGAAAAGGTGAACATCCCCAAAAAAAAGTTTCATAAAAATTTGACGGTGTCAAAACTGTTGATTACCTTTGTGAAACAACCTTATCCCACAAGTGAAAAGATTTAGAAATTTTATTAGCTTGTGGGGTTTTTTATCGGATGTTGTTTAGCTCTTTAAAATTTGATTACACCCGCTGGTACAACCAGCGCATGACGTGGATAGGTGACCGTGGGGAAGTGGGATTGTAATCATTAAGATATATCGTGAGGTAGAGCAGTGGTAGCTCGGAAG